CGAGAACATTGATATACCCCAGGTACAGCGTACTAGGAGGGGAGGGGCACCCCTTACTGGTCCTTTGGCACTGGTTGGCTCTGAAGTTGCCCAGCTATCTAGATCTCTATTGACCAACGTGGACCTTGCGGGCATGACTATTAACGGCCAGACCCTACTTTGGCGTAACACCGCTGCCTGGTTTACTGCTGTCAGAGAAAGCACACTGGCTCTCGTCCGTGATCCGTGGGCATATGTGGGAAAGAACCGCCAGTTCATGGATGAAGGAATGGAGCTAGCCCACATCATGCGGCCTACCGAATATATGTTTACCCAGACAGGTCTAGCGTCCGTACCCACTAGACTGCCTTTGTTCGGGCCAGCGTTCAAAGCGTTCCAGAGGGCTTTCGAGTGGTTCATCATCATAGGCCAGACAGAGATGTTCAAGGCCACCAGGACCAAGGTATTCAAGGGGCGGGTCAAACCTGGCGAGTTCATACCCCTGGAGTCAGACGAGGCGCGAAACGCCCTGATCGACCTTAATAAGGCTATACGGAAAGAACTAGGCACCGAGAGCCATGCCATCTTGGGTATCCGGCCCACACAGAGGACCTTAGAAGCATTATCAGCCTTTGCAGCGCGGTTCATGCGTGCCAACATAGGGTTGATAGCTCTAGCCCTACGCCCTACTCGCGGAGCAGATAGCATAGAAGCCAAACGGGCTCTGATGTCGATGCTAGCGGGCGTCACAGTTATGACTACTGGCATCCATCTCCAGCAGACAGGTAGGATGCCTAACTTCACAGACCCGTATGCGGCAGACTGGTTCCAGTTCCCCATCGGTAAGACTTACTACAACCTCATGGGGCCGCTGTATAGCTATTTCCGCACGGTGGCTAGGATCAGCGACGCCTTGATAGAGGGCGACGAAGCCAAGGCCTATCAGCAGGCCGAGAACTTCCTGAAAGGCCGCGCCGGCATACCCATCAGGGCTATGAATATCACCGCCCGCATGATGGTCACAGGTGAATACCGCACCTTTGAAGGTGAGGTGGTCACCGGCATCGGTGGCGTTCCCACCCTTCTTTCAGAGTTCGGTGAACCTATAGCGGTAGGTGGTATCACTGAAGCCATAGAAGAAGGGCGCTGGGAAGGTGCTATCACTGAGGTATTCGGCCTGCAGGGGCGTGCGTCGCCTAATGCCCAGATGGACATACTCTTTCAAGAGGCGATGAATGACCCACAGAATGAACTGTATCGTCGTAGGGTAAGGTTGGATCTTACGGAACGGGGCAAGACCTGGTACGACGCCGACCCGCTCGAAAAGAAAATTATGGAAGAAGAATTCCCGACCATAGCCGAGGATATAGTCCGAACAGGTCGGGGTCCATACGGAGATGCGTCCAGGGAATGGGATGAGCAGGACGCTAGGTTTATTCGTGAACAGACTGAACTAGCAAACAAGCTCCATGAACCTGTAAGCCCCGAAGACCTGGAGAAAGGTGTGCGGCCAGTAGACGGGATCGAGTACCGAGATCAGCTAGAAGGCATCCAGAAGCGCCGCTGGGCCGAGCATGAGAAGACCATTCGGGATTACGAACTCTTTCAAGAAGAACCTGAGGCTGATGATAGGTTCGAGCAGGCCATGTTCGACTACCACAAGGTCTTCGAGCTATCTAGGGGGACAGGCGATACGATCCTCTGGGGTATCTTCGATGAACTGATGGAGAAGTTCGAGGACGACCACGCTCCAGAAGAACTAGAGTACGTACTAAGTGTCTCTGGGTTGAATAACGACACTACGGCCATGCAGTTACGGAAAGACAAACGGGCCTTACGTGAGGTGTGGGACTGGCGGGAGGAGCTAGTCAAGAACACGAAAGAATTACTGCCAGAACAGCGTCTTGCTTACGAACAGTATAGGAACATGAGCGTGACTGCCCAGCGCATGGCTAACCCGGCGGTTAGAAGGACACAGACATGGGTCAGCCTTATGACCTCAGATTGGCTGATGAAACGGGATCAAGCAGGCGATGCCCAGGCAGGATACCTGGAACAGAAACTGGTCCACTGGGGCTATGAGACAAGTCCTGTGACTGGGAAGGGTATCGAGGAGATGAGGAGCATCATAGATCGGATGGGCTATGACCAGAACCCTCAGGCGTTAGAGCTTAGAGATCCTAGGCAGGCTAGACCTGATCTATACCCTGGACAGCAAGCAGCTCCTTCTACCCCTACTGAGCCTATAGAAGATGATGCACAGTGGTTGCAGAGGCTACGCAGCGGTAGATAGTTGACATTTAGTAGTCCCAGTGCTTTCATATAACTGTGACGACCCTATAGCAGGCAACTCACGGAGGTAATATGGCAGACGAGCAGCAAGTATCGGAGGAAGTGGTAACTCAGGAACCTGACGCCCCACAGCCAGAAGTACAAGAAGCTGAAACCGAGGCTACGGTAGAGCCAGAAGTAGACTGGAAGACTCAAGCTGAAAGGCTAGAGCAGCAATTAAAGACTGAGCAAGGTAGGAATCGAAAGCGCGATGACACTGATACCGCTATTCTTGGTATAGGTGACCGTATGGTTGCTATGGAGCAATCAAACGCAGCCCTGATCAAAGCATTAGCGGAAGGTGACACCGAGAATCTTCCACAACAGCTCACTCAAATACAGGCGCAATCACAGAACAACCAGCGTGGTAGGACGTACCAGAGCCGATACGAAGCACTTACTGAACAGCTACGTGGGGCGATGCATGACGTGGACGGGAATGAAATCCTTAGTCTATACGAAGCTCCAGAGCTAGAAAACGTGCGCCAAACATGGGTAGAGGCTCATAAGAATAAGAGCATGGCCGGGCTATATAGTACATTGGTCCGAGCCCATGAAGTGGTACGGAAAGCAGAGCGCAGTAAGGCCGCCCAGGCGACTGATAACGTCAGAGATGAGGAACGTAAAGCTGCCACCCAACGGCTAGAAGAAGCCGGTATCTATGACCTAGATACTGGCCCCACTAGTGCTGGGGGTGGTGCCAGCCAAGATGACTGGACGTGGTTCACTCAGACATACGGTAAGATGGACAACCCTAGCCGCGCAGAACACGCAAGGGCAACCAAAATAAACAAACGAAGGTAGGAACTAGCTATGGCTGCTGGCGACACCATTACCCAATCACTAGCCGATAGCCTTGATACCGTTGTGGCGTCGGCTCGACAGGTCCGTGAATATGAGGGCGTCATGCCCAACCTGGTGGACAAGGTCACCCTTTCTGAGGGGACCGGCACCAGCTGGCGTGAGATCTCGATGGCTGCGCTTAGTGCCCAGAACATCACCGAGACTACCACGCTGGATAACCCACAGCAGATGTCTGATACGGTCTTTAGCATCACCCCCACCGTCACTGGTATTCAAACCCTGGTGACTGACCGGGTAGCTTCCCGTATCAACTCCCAATCCTATGCCCAGCTTGGTAGCTTGGCACAGCAGGCAATCCAGCGGAAGAAAGACGAAGACGGCCTCACTGTCCTTGACGGTGCGACCACTATCCTTTCCGGTGCTGGTACTACCCTGGCTTCTGGCGTCATCGCTGCGGCGGCTTACCGCATCAGCAGCAACGCCACAGAGCCTGGTAACCCGCCGTACCGTGCGGTTCTCCACGGCTTCCAGATCAAGGACCTCTATGACGAACTGACTGCCAGCATCGGCACGGCTGCCGCCGGTGAAACCACTGAGGGTCTTACCGCCCGTGTATTCACAGAAGGCTTCCGTGGCAAGATTGCGGGGGTCGAAGTCTTTGAAGACGGGAACATCACCATCGACTCTACGACAAGCGATGCCAAGGGCGGCGTGTTCGCTCAAGAGGCTATCGTGATGGTACAGGGACGCGCTCCCCGTACCGCTACGGTTCGCCGGGAAGACATCGGTGGCGGAGCTACCGTGGTATACCTCTATGACGAGTATGCCTACGGCGAGCGTAGCGCAGGGAACTGGCTGTTCGAGATCCAATCGGACGCTGCCGTGCCTACGTCGTAGTGAACATCCGGCGCACCATCTGGTCTGAGGCTCATGGCCCCATACCTAAAGGGTGGGTCGTACATAA